GACCTGACGATACCACTGAGGAATCTCATTGGTCTAGTCCTGGGTGTTGCCATTGTCACTACTGGTTACGCAGAGCTTAACTCACGTATCACCACGCTTGAACACGGGCAGTCCATACAGGACATGACGATCCGTGAAAACGCGTCGTTTGTACGTGAGTGGCCTCTTGGGTTACGTGGTGCGCTTCCTGACGATCTTGTGCAGAACGCTAAGATCATGTCCCTTGAGGACAAACAGAAGGAGCTACAGCGCCTACAGGACCGTATGAATGACCTGCAGATAGAAATCAACAGAGTCTCAGGTATCAACGAGACACACAACGAAAAACTAGAAACTTTATTTGACATCTGGAATAATCAAATTGTGGGCAAATAATGGAATACGTAGAACTGATTTCAGCGGTATGGCCCGTGTTTCTGGGCTTTGTAGTTCTTGTGTTGTCCATAGGAAAACTGATGTCCCGTATGGACGTAGTGGAAGACAAGATTAAGACCTTGTTTGAACTATGGAACAAGTTTAATGATAGATAAGCTCATAGGACCCGTCACAAGTCTTCTGGACAAATTTATAGAAGACAAGGACCAGAAGGCGAAGTTAGCGCATGAAGTCGCTACAATGGCTCAGAATCATGCTCAAGAGATTGCTAAAGCACAACTCGAAGTTAACAGAGTGGAAGCAAGCCATACTAATTTATTTGTTAGTGGTTGGCGTCCTGCTGTTGGTTGGGTATGTGTTCTAGGGATGGCTGGTAACTTTATGGTTATACCTTTTGCTAACTTCCTGATGGCACTACTTGAAGTACCCGTGAAGATACCTCTGATAGATACTGCAACTATGATGCCCGTACTTATGGGTATGCTTGGGTTGGGTACGCTTAGGACTTATGAGAAGAAGTCGGGGGTGTCTAAGTAGTGCGTGTTGTTGACAGCAACATTACTCAGCTTTCTCAAGAAGAAGTTTTGTATGTTGTTGGTGAAAACATAGGTTTTACTAAAGACTGTGTAGTAGAAATAGCAGAAGCTTTAGAAGCTATAGACAGATCAGATGACTTTGTGCAACTAGGAAACACTTTGTTTATTTATAGTATGCTAAATGATAGAGCAAGTGGTCAGGTCTTTAATGCAGACACTGGCAGAAACTTTATCAACAACTGTAAAAATTACTTTGCACGTTTGCAGCAAAAAGGTGTGCAGGAGTTTGAAGCCACTGCCGACTGTTCCATAAGCAAATGCCTTAAGATATTTCAGAGACTTCTCAGCAACACTGACTCCAACTTGAGAACTTTTGACATGCCTAACAAGAGCTTCATGTTGTTGCAAGTTGGTAAAGAAGGTTTGGGAGTATAATATGAGTATTACTACTAAACTTCTTGAAACAGGTATTGCTAATCTAGAAATTAACTTTAACAATATATGGAAAACTAGATTAAACCTGTTTAATTTTAGCATAAACCCTTCGCTTATCTATGACCTTTCTGGAAAAACTTTTGATGAAATAGCGCCAGAAATTGAAGATCAACTTGATCTACAAAGCGGGACGCTTACAGAAGAAGACTTGGGGGAGTTTTTAGGGGCACTTCAAGCAGAATATCCTGATAATTTTGCTGCGTTAATGGCTGGTTTAACAGGAGCAACTAGAATTGAAGCCGGTGTTGCTCTTTTTAATTGGGCCAAAGAACAAGCAGTTGAACATTTAGGCTTAGACAAAGTTCCAACAGTAGCTGACGGCAACTACAACGAGTTCATGGCTGAAGTAGCAGCCATTGCTCAAGGACAAGTTACAGATTTAGGCCGAGCCTGGATTGACGCTCAAGAACCTGAAGAAGACAAAGAAGAAGAAGTCATCAGCGAAGATGTAGTTGCTGACTTAGAAGCAGAACAACAGGCTGCTGAAACTCCAGCAGAACCTGAGCCTACTCCGGTAGAACCAGAGCCTACTCCAGTAGAACCAGAGCCTGAACCAGAGCCTGAATTAGAGCCTGAACCAGAGCCTACTCCGGTAGAACCAGAGCCTGAACCAGAGCCTACTCCGGTAGAACCAGAGCCTACTCCGGTAGAACCAGAGCCTACTCCAGTAGAACCTGAGCCTACTCCGGTTGAGGTTACAGTAGAACCTACAGTTGAACCTACAGATGAAACTGTAGATGAAACTGTAGATGAAACTGTAGATGAAACTGTAGATGAAACTGTAGATGAAACTCCAGTTACAACTACTGAAACACCGACTACTACAAGAACAAGAAGCATTTTTCTTACTACGTCTGATGAACTTGAAGCTGGCAAAGACTCATTAAACATAAGTGACATAGAAGGTATTCTTGAACTACGATTAGGAAGGACTCCGTCTGAAAAAGAATTAAAATATTATATTGGTAGAATATTAGACGATTCTCGTTTATCAGATCGTTGGGGCTTTAATCTTTTTAAAGACAACTACATAGAAGACATCATTTCTGGCGAAAAAGCCATAGCTTTTGAAGAAGGCTCAGATTATTGGATTTATAGGTCTTTAGGTTTTTTTCTTGGCAAGTCTGATTATGAAGAGCTTTTGGCTGAAGCTCAAGCAGAAGCTGAAGCTGAAGAAGATCTTTTAGCAGAAGACGAAGACTTACTAGGGACTGCAGATGTCTTTGTCCAAGTAGAAGAAGGCGCAGAAGATGGTGACCCTTTCTTTCCAGATCCTATTGATTTTCCAGAAGTAGACTCTACACAAGATATTGACTTTGAGACACCTCCTTTAGATCCTATTGAAGTAGATCCTTTTGAAACTGAAGAAGAAGCAGGCGGCGGTGGCGCTACGGACGCTACTGAAGCAGCAGACGTAGGCGAAGCTCCTACTGAAGAAGTAACCGAAGCTCCTGCTGAAGATGTAACTGAAGCTCCTGCCGAAGTTGTTACTGATGTCACTTCTACCACGGACGACACTGGTGAAGGAGGTATGCTTACTGGTGGTGAAGATGTCCAGGATCGTCCTTTTGCTGTTCCTAATGGACCATGGGTTTACATTGGTAACGGACGTTGGGTACAAATAGACCCTGATGTTTTAGCACAAGAAGGTGCTATTACTGAAGACGAAGAAGGAAAGTTTGTTGTAGACGTTAGTATTTATGAAAACGACGACAACTGGGTAAGAACAGCAGAAGACCCGACGTGGAATCCTGATAATCCTGAAGTTTTTGATGTAGGTGACACTGGAGACATTCTTGGCGAAGGGGAGCCGTATGTTCCAGAAGAAGAAACTGTTACTGACGAAGACGTTATTAATATCTTTTTACCAACAGGTACTGGTGACACAACAGATACTGGAGAAGTAACTACAGGTACTGAAGAAGTAACTACAGTTCCTACAGAAGAAGTAACTACAGTTCCTACAGAAGAAGTAACTACAGTTCCTACAGAAGAAGTAACTACAGTTCCTACAGAAGAAGTAACCACTAGTACTGGTGACGCAACTACAGCAGTAACTACTGCAGGCACTGGAGAAGGTACTGGTGTTTCCGACACGGGCACTGCTGAAGGAGGAGACGCAGGTACTGGCGCTGGTGACGCAGGGGACACAACAACTGTAGGGACTGGTGCAGGAACTGAAGGCACAGGTGTTGAAGGCACTGGTGTCGAAGGTGTCGGCACAGACGGAACTGGTGAAGGCACAGGTGGCGACGGTACTGGTGACGGTACAGGTGATGGCGCACCAGTTAGCGCAGGCGGTATGTTTTCACCCAAGCCCTTCCAGGGCTACATGGGTGGCCTGAGTTATCAACTACCGGAGTTTGTGGGTGTCTACTATCAGCCTAAAGATTATGATGTTGAACTTAATCGCATTATTCAACAAAGCTTGTTTCAAGGAATGTACTAATGACTTATCTAGAATTGGTCAATAATGTCTTAAGAAGACTTCGTGAAACTGAAGTAACTACTGTACAGTCTACTTCTTACAGTAAGCTCATTGGGGACATTGTTAATGACTCTAAGGACCTTGTGGAAAACGCTTGGGACTGGTCGGCTCTTAGAAA